GAGCGCTTGGTGAGCGGCGCCGACTTCCGGGTGCACATATGACCCCCGGTGGCTGGATTCGGCGCGAGCACGAGCGCCTGCGGGCTGACCCGACTCACGTCGCGACCGTGTTCAACGCGCACCGTGCCGACTGCGTGATGCTGGCCCGGATGGCGCGCGAGCACTGCACGCTGCGCATCCCGCTCCCGGACGTGCTGGGCTACGCGGCTGCATGGCGCGGCCAGTACGACGGCCTGGCCACGCGCCAGGTGCTCTACGAGCTCAACCGGTGACAGCTCTGCAGCTGGATCCGGACACGCGCATTGCCATCCGCCCGGCGACGGAGGACGATCAGGGCTTCGTCGCCTCGACCTTCCGCGCCCAGCTGAGGCACAACGGCGACCGCATCGTGAACCGGGTATTGGACCACCCGACCACGCGCGTGCTGTTGGCCGTAGAACCCGAGACGCCGCGCACCATCCTCGGGTGGCTGTGCTACGCGCTCTTGCCTGGAGTTCGGGTGCTGCACTTCGCTTACACGCGCAAGCCGATGCGGCGCCGCGGCATCCAGTCGGCCCTCGTGCGCACCGCGTGGCCTTCGGGTAGGCCAAGCTACGTGTACACGCTCGACGGCGAGTGCACGCGTCAGCTGTGCCGAGACCACATAGCGATGAAGCTGCCGCTTGACGAAGCGCTGAAGTAGGCGCACTGTATTGACATGCAAGGAGCGCCATGAAGCACGTCCCACTACACGACCGCATCACAGCGGAGCCAATCGAAGAGCAGCGCGTCAGCCGCGGCGGGATTGCCATCCCGGACAGCGCAATGTCGAACAAGCACGTGGCGTTCGCTCGCGTGCTTGCAGTCGGCCCTGGCAGGGTCAACGCGGAAGGCCTGGTCGTTCCGCTGCAGGTCCGTCCGGGGGACGTCGTGTGTTACCCGCGCAAGGCGCCCGCGCTCATCCCGACATGGGACGATGCAGGCGTCGAGAAGACGGTCCTCATGATGCGGGAGAACGAGGTGGTCTCCATCGTGGTGGAAATGCCGGTGTTCTCTACGCTCTCCGGGCCAGATGGGCGCCTGCTCAGCATCATGCCAAACTCGCGCGCAATCCCCGATTCTGCCTACCAGAACCAGGAGGAGATGACCATCGCCGTCAAGGAGGGATGGGCCGAGCCGGACGAGATAGACCCGCTTCCGGAGATGCCGTCATGAGCCCGCTGTTAACGGCTCTGTTGATCGGCGGGTTCGGAGTGCTTTGCGGCTTCCTCGCTGGACATGGCATGGGCCACTCTGCGGGACGACGACGCGAGCGATGCAGCAACCTCGACACCACGAAGCTGCACATGCTGGCAACCCACGGCTCGAGCGTGCTGTCACCTCCGGTCAGCGGACCCCTCAACCACAGGCCCGCTCCGGACTCCCTCGAAGCGGCGCTGACGAAGCACATCAGGGAGGCGCTGACGAAGCACATCAGGGATGTGCGGCGATGATGCCGCAGATCTGCGGATGGTGCGGACACGAGTCGCTGACGACCATCGTCTCCGCCACGCCCACCTGTTCGACGTGCGGTGCCAGCAAGTACGCCCGCATCGTCGCCTACCTACGTCTACTCGCCCGCATTGGCGGGGTGAAGGGGCCACATGGCCATCCGGCGCATCGACTTCCGTAACCCGGTCCCCGAGCCCATCGGATCAGGGTACAGCAACGACAAGCACGGGCGCGACTTCGAAGTCGTCGAGAAGGGGCAGTGGGTCATCATATCGGCGCGCGCCGGCGACAAGGACAAGGGGGTGAAGCGCTACCGAATACCGGTCACCAACGTGGTAGCGATCACCGAGGATGACGCTGCCGAGGTGCTCAAGTGAGCACCGGTGGAGGATTCATCGACCGGGAAGTGAGGGGCATCCTGGCGAATCTGGATAGCGTCATCGACCGGTGCCCTGACGACTTCAGATTGCACATGAGAGAGCGCTGGGGGGACCGATTCCTGCTGCTCGATGGCGATGAGCTCGCTTGCTATCGCGGCTTCCGGGCAGCGTGCAAGCTGGCACAAGAGACCGCCGCGGCTCACGCGGCGGCTCGCGACCAGCTACGCACCTCCATCGAGGAGCTCGGCCGTCTCATCGCCCCATCGCCCAAGGCCGGGTAGCCTGGTAGGGTGATCACTCGCTCGCGTGCCGCTCAGCTACTTGCAGCGCGCCGCGAGCGCCTTGCAGCTGGTCGTGCGGCCGATGCGTTGTGCGACGAGTGGTACCCGACCCAGCGCGCGGCCTGGGACGATCCCGCGCAGCTCGTATGCTGGCAGGGCGGCAGGCGCATCGGCAAGACCCGCGCGGGCGTGCGCGCGATGATCCGCGACCTCCTGCGCATCCCTGGCGGCCGACAGCTCTACATCAACTCGACCTCGGCGGAGGCGGAGCGAATCGCATGGTGGGGGAACCGGGCCGACGGGTTCGAGCCTCTCATCAACCAGCTTGGCCTCGCCGAGAAGGGCCGCGTCAAGCTGGACCGCGGCGACTTGACCATCAGCTGCCCGGAGCTCGATAGCTGGATTTACCTGCGCGGCGCCGACGACGAGCCCAAGCTGCGGCGCGCGCTCGGCGGCGCCTACCACCGCGTGTGGTGGGACGAGGCGCAGAAGATCCCGAGCAAGCTGGCTCCGAGCATCCAGGAGGTGTTCATGCCGGCCCTGCTTGATTTCAAGGGCAGGTTCACCATGACCGGCACCGCGGTCAGGCAGATGGCCGGGCTGTTCTACGGGGCAAGTCGTCCGGATCTCGAGCGCCGCGCGCCCGGCTGGTCGGTGCACCACAGCAACCTCCTCGAGAACCCCTACTGGGGGCGAACCAAGGGGCGCTACGTCGTGTGGGGAGCGCGAGACGAGATGGTGAGCGGTCCGCACGCTCCCAGCGAGATGCCGGCGGCGGTGGCCGGCGCGCGGTGGCGGATGGGGATGGAAGCACTGCAGACGCTCCTGGGCGGTCCGCTGGTCGCCCCGATGGACTCGCCGATGATGCAGCGCGAGGGATTCGGCCAGTGGGTGCGCGAGGATGCAGCGTTCGTCTACCACGTGCACAAAGTACCCACCGAATCGCTGTTCTATGCGCCGCCGCGGTACCGCGAGGACGGGTTCCCCGACATTCTGCGCGCGCTCGGCGACCTACCATGGGACTGGCGCGAGGGGGTGTTCGCGCTCGGCGCTGACCTGGGCTACTACCCCGATCCGTTCGCCTTCGTGCTGTGGGGCTGGCACACCCACGACAAGCGGCTCTACGAGGTGGCGAGCTGGAAGAAGACGCACCTCGACGCGAACCAACAGGCCGCGGTGCTCCACGCGGTGCGCGCGGTCGTCGCGCTGGCCATCACCGTGGTGGATGCCGGCGGCCCGGCCAAGAGCACGGGGGTCGGCTGGTCGAAGGAGTGGGTCGAGAGGTACCAACTCCCCATCGTCGAGGCCGAGAAGCAGCACAAGCACACGGCCATCGAGGTCCTGAACGGCGACATCGTCACCGGCGGCATCGCGCTGCGCGACGGCGGCGTGCTCTACGAAGAGATGGCCCAGCTCCAATGGCTGACCAAAATCGTCGACGCATGCGGCAAGATGCTCGAGGACCCCACGATGCAGAACCACGCCTGCGACGGCGCGCTCTACGGGCACCGGCACAGCTACCAGTACCGGTGGCGACCCGAGCTCAAGCCGGCGGAGCCCGGGTCGCTCACCGCGCACCTGCGAGAGGAGCAGGCGCTCGAGGATCAGACGTTCGACCCCGACGAGGACTACAGCTAGTGGTACCGTAGCCCATGGCTGACATCGATGACGCAAAGGACCTCGTGCTGTGGGCGCGCAAGCAAGGGGTAGTGCTTGCTCGACTGCGGGTAGGTGCGGTGGAGCTCGAGATCACCGCCATGATTCCAGCGTCAGATCCGCTTCCTTCTGAGGCCGAGGCGAAGCAAGGCCTTTACCAGCAGTTCGGCGGCGAGCTCCTGGCGGCAGTGGAGCAGGAGACGAAGGCCGAGGACGTGTACGACGAAGAGGACTGAATCCGCTTGACTTCTGTGACCCAGGGTTGAATCCTCTACCCGAGTGGCCAGACATACCCAGGGTAAGCGCAATGCCAAGGCGACCCCGGCGATTCGGGCTCGGCGCCCCTCCGAGGAATCAGGCGAGCGCGAGGTGGCAACCAGGTTCTGGATGCTGCCAGAGGGCCAGGACGCCGAGCAGGCGACCATCGCCAACTCGGTCTGGACGTGGATCGACCGGCTCCGCCAGCGTCGACGCATCTCGGGCCTACGCGACATGCTGCACGAGGCCATCTACAAGGGCCGGCCGCTCGGCGCGCTGGGCAACGACGAACAGGCGTGGCTACGCCAGAGCTCGAAGTCGCCGGCGAACCTGAACATCGCTCGGTCCATGGTGGACACGGCAACCGCGCGGCTCACCAAGAGCCGCACCATGCCGGTTATCAGCGCGGATGATGCAGCGTGGAGCGAGAAGCTGTTCGCCAAGCGCGTCAGCCGGGTCATCCGACGGAAGATGGGAGCCGCGAAGATCGAGCGGCTCAAGCCGGACGTGATCAGGGCGATGCTCATCCGCGGCACCGCGGTCTGGAAGGTCGTTCGTAATGGCGGAGACACCGACGTCGATCACGTGCCGCGCTACGAGATCGTGCACGACCCGCGCGAGGCCCGATACGGGATGCCGCGCTGCCTGGCGCACGTCAAGCCCATCCCCAAGAGCGTGCTCTGCGAACAATTCGAACAATTCGAGGAGCAAATCGAGAGCGCTTCCACCTACGAGGCAAGCGACGCGTGGATGGCCTACGCCTACGACGGTCCGGGCTACAACGACCACGTCGAGGTCGCCGACATCTGGCATCTACCCAGCGGTCCGGACGCGGACGACGGATGTCACGTCATCGCGATCCGCGGCCTGGTGCTTCTCCGCGAGGAGTGGAGGCGCCCCCGGTTCCCGCTCGTGTTCTGCCACTGGTCGGCTCCTATCGACGAGATGTGGGGCCAGGGCCTGGTCGAGGACCTCTGCGGCATCCAGGCGCTCGTCAACCGCGTAGCCCAGGATTCGCAAGAAGGCCACTACTGGTCGTCCGCACTCAAGCTGTTCACCGCGCGCACGTCGAACATCAACAAGCACCATCTGAAGGCGCGGCATCCGGTCACCGTCGAGTACGACGGAGCCATGCCTCAGTTCCTCCAGCCCAACCCGCAGGTCGCTCAGGCGTTACAGCTACTCGACTGGTACATCAACCGCGCGTACGAGATCAGCGGAATCGGGCAGATGGCGGCAGCGAGCAAAAACGTGCTCGGCAGCAACGCCAGCGGCAAGGCGATCGACTCGATGGACGACATCCAGAGCGACCGGTTCGCTCACGTCGAGGCTGGATGGAAGGCAGCCATCTGCGATCTCGCCCAGGCGCAGATCGACGAGGCGCGCGCCATGTACAACGAGGCCCACTCCGGAACCGGAGACCTCGCCCCCAAGGAGCTCGCCACCTGGATCCGCGAGACCGACTGGGGGAAGGTCGACATCGACGGCGGCGACTACCACCTGTACATGGAGCCTGAGAATTTCATCCCGGGAACGCGCGGAGGCCGGCTCGAGTACATCGAGTCCCTCAGCAAGAACGGGCTCATCCCTGACCCGTCCGTCGTCGCCGACGGGTTCGACGAGCCAGATCTGCAGCGGATGAACCGGTCCGTGCTCGGACCGCTCCACAACCTGCAGCGGATCATGGAGGGCCTCGCCGACTCGCGCATCCCGCTCTACGACCTGCAGCCTGACGAGCACATGAATCTCTCCCTCGGCCTCCTACTCGCGAAGGGAGAATACAACGAGGCGATGGCGTGCGGTGCCGATGATTCGGAGCTTCAGCGCTACCGCGATTGGATGGAGCTGCTCAAGCGCGAGATGGACATGGCGGCGTCCGGCGCGAGTTCGCCAAGCTTGCCCGGCGCGCAAAGCGTGCAGACCACGACGCAGCCGAACGCGATGACCTTGCAGCCCGGCCTCGGCGCCGGCGGCCCACCGGCACCAGGCATCCCGCCGGGCGGACCGCCCGGGCCGATGCCGCAAGGCCCAATGCCGATGCCTCCAGGGATGCCAGGAGCAATGGCATGAGTAGAGAAAATGGCGTGGTTGACTACGATGAGTGGAGCGATGACGAGACTTGCATCGTTCTCCCGCCCCAACGTGAGCATGGCGTGTATGCCGACCCGGTGATCGAGGACGACATCCCGGGGGCCATGGAGGCAAGACCTTGGCCTCGCCGTCAGGGTCAGCCGACTGGCCCGAACACGCGTCTCGTAGCAAATTTTGATGACCCCGAGCCGGTGATCGTCCATCTCAATGTACTTCCGCGTGGCGGAAGCTCCACGTTCCATGGCGTGAGAGGCCCGTTGTGAGCGACGACAACGACGACTTGGTGGCCACGATCGACGTGGCCGACGACCTGCCCGAAGGCCAGACCTCGGGCGATGACTCAGACCCGAGCGATGCCATCGAAGGCGGCTCCGAGAGCTTCTCGGACGCGCAGGGATCGCGCCGCAGCGGGCGTTCGGTCAGCGACAAGACGCGCCAGCTGTTCGCCAAGGCCGCCGCTGCGCTGAAACCCCAGCTCGGCGACTACGGCGATGGTGACATGGAGCCTGCGCTCGAGGTAGAATCGGACCCGTCGGGGCCCGCAGCGGCATCCGCCGCAGGTCAGCCGGCGGCCCCCTCGCACGCACCCGCGGCGCCGACCGCCCCCGCTGCAGCCCCGGCACCTTCCCTGGACCCTGGCGTGGTCGAGGAGCGCCGCAAGTTAGCCGCGGTCCGCGATGAGCTCGACAAGCGCGCCGCCCAGGTCGAGGAGCAGGCGCGCACCGGCGACATCGCTGCGCTCGGCGACAGGTACTTCACCGACCCCAATGCGGCGGTCGTGGAGCTCCTGAAGAAATGGACCGGGGCCGCGACCGACGACGACGTGAAGGCTGAGGTGGGAGATCTCATCACCGGCCTCTCGCAGATGCTCGGAGTGCCGCTCACGGATGCAACTCGGCAGGCCCTCGAGGGCAAGCGCGTCCTGAAGCAGGCCAAGCGCGAGCTCGCGAAGGTCGGCACCCGCGAACAGCAGATGAACGCTCGAGCGCAAGAGCAGGAGACCCAACGCCAGCGCCAGATGGCAGAGCGGGCGATCGGCCAGGCTCTCGCCACCCCAGAGCACACGTCGGCGTTCCCATGGCTCGCCGCGGAAGAGGACGGCGCCTCGCTCATCGTCGACGTCTACACCCACGTCCTCAAGACCGAGGGCAAGCAAATCCACTGGGTCGAGGCAGCGCGACGGGCCAACGACCACCTGCAGAAGCAAAGCACCGCTTGGCACGACAAGCGGAAGCACCTGTTCACCGCGGCCCCGGCTCAGCCGGCAGCACCTGCGACGAACGCGACGCGAGCACCAGGAGCTGCCCAGGCCATTCGCAGCACGCGCGCCGTCACGAACGCCCAGGCGTCAGCCACGACGACTCCGCCTCCGAGCAATTCCGCTCTGGTTGACGGCAAGTTCTCGATGGAGGCCCACCGAGCTGCGAGCCGGCGCAAGATGCGCGCCGCGTTCGCAACGAGGCCAGCCGACGAGTAATCGGCGCGTGTGACCAGGTCGGCATCCTCGTGATGGAGACCTCAGAATGGCACTCGACCTCACGTCTTTCGACCCAATGCTCAAGGAGCACTACGCTCCTGGAGTCGTGGCCAACCTCGCCTACCAGAAGAACAAGGCGCTGGGTATGGTCAACAAGTCCAACCGGAAGCCCGGTGGCGGTCGCGAATGGGTGCAGCCCATCCAGACCACGCTGCCCGGCGGCGGCGCCTCGGTGTTCGCGACGGCGCTCAACGCGCTGACCGGCACCAACGCATCGCAATACGCCGCATTTCAGGTCAAACGCGCGCGCCACTACCGCATCGGCCGCGTCGACAACGAGACCATCGAAGCGACGGCGGACGGCGACATGGACGCGTTCGAACCGGCCTTCGACGAGTTCGACAAGTTGATGCAGGCCGAAGGAAACTACCTGAATTTCAGGTTTTTCCGCTCGCGCTCGGGCCACATCGGCCGCATGACCAACACGTCGTTCGCGACCACGGTCATGACGCTCGACGATGCGGCTGGCACGTGGGGTCTGGTCAAGAACGACACGGTGATTTTGAGCGCCGGTGCCGGTGATACCATCCAGACCATCAAGACCGGGACGCTCGTCGTCGCCTCGGTTCAGCGCAGCGCCGGAACCATCACGTTCACGGCAAACATCTCGACGGGCATCGCCACCGCGGCGACGAACGACTTCGTATTTTTGAACGGCGATGCCATCACCAACGCGGCGGCCACCAACGGCCTCGCTCCGGCCGGCCTCATCGATTGGTTCCCCGACACCGCACCGACCAGCACGCTGTTTTACAACGTCGACAGGTCGCCCGAGCCCGAGCTCCTGGGCGGCATCCGAGTCGACGGGACCGACTCCCGGCCCATCCACGAGCTCCTCGTCGACATGGTGCAGGAGGTGGACAACATCGGCGGCGAGCCTGACGTCGTGTTCGCGAACCCGCGCGCGCTCGGCTCGCTCACGAAGCAGCTCGAGGGCAAGTGGGTCGTCGACCAGGCGGCCGGCTACGGCGGCAAGAAGATGGCCGACATCGGCTACCGCGGCTGGCAAGTCACGATGGAGGGCCACGAGCTCACCATCTACTCGGACCGGTGCTGCCAGACCAAGCGCGTGTGGATGCTGTCGATGGACACCATCACCATGTTCTCGGCCGGCGCCGCGCCGAACTTCCTGCAGAAGAGGGCCGGCTCGATCATCAAGGTCGCCGAGCTCGCGGATGCCTACGAGTCGAGGGTCGGCGAGTACATGAATTTCAGCTGCAAGGCGCCCGGCTGGAACGTCAACGGACAGCTGGCGTAAGGGGCCACCATGCTCAACCGAGGAGGATGGGATTCGAAGGACTACCCGATGGGGGTCCAATACTACCGGCTGGCGGTTGTCGGCACGGGCGCCTCTGCGCCGGTGGCTCCGACCAACGGGATCATCCCCCCGCTATGGCCGGTCAAGGCCAGCGTCATGAGCACGTTGGCGGCGGAGATCCCGACGCGTTCTGGCGTCGGGGTCTACACCGTTACCGTGGCGGCGCAATGGCGGATGTTCGCCTGGCTATCGGTCGAGACCGAAGTCATGGGCACGGGCGGCCTGTGGGCGCAGGTGTCAGCGCATTCCCCGACCACCGGGGTCATCACGCTGCGAACTTTCGCCGCGGCCGGTTCCGCGACCGACCTGACATCGGCTGACCTGGCAGTCCTGACCATATCCGGTCTCGACACGAGCGTCTACCGGTAGCTATGACGTACACCCGAAGCTTCGCTCAGTTGTCGCTGGCCGTTCAGCAGCTCGGCCAGTGGGAGACCTCGGACGACATCACGCCGGCCGTGCTCCTCCAGGGGATCAACTACGCGTTGCTCGAGGGGTACGACA